CATTGATACAAACTGTGATCACGCAAAGCACCCTTACGGGATCAAGCTAGGCTCTCGCCTATCTTGACTTCCTCTATAGGAATCTCAGCGCGTATGTCGACTTAAAGTCGTCACAGTATCGGTGTCCACCCTCGATTCAGCCGAGTCCGTCGAGAGACGGACCTGTCTGGGCTCGAGGCCCTACCAGTACGCTCAAGTGAGCATACTGACTCCAAAACATGATTCCAATCATGATTGTCGAGTTTATTCTCGACTTCCTGGAGGTTCCATACACGATTGCCAAACCACTGCCTGTCACGATGCCAATAGGCGTCGCGCCAGACTGAGGAATGACAGTTAACGTATTCGACAATCCCACCATGCTTGGGGTTATTGGTTAAACCAATTACCTTACGTCTGGGGGCGATTCGCATGCGCAACCTAGGAGAGTACCAACCGGTACTTATTCCATGATTGAACATCGAATCAAATCGTTTACGAAGCGTACAGTATGTAGTGCAGGCTGACTCCTCATACCCAGCAATGCGCAAGCGCATAGCTAGGTCTGAAAGAGCCAGCAGCCCAGTTTGATGTTCGGCATCAAGTGTAGTCTTCCAACGAAGCGGCGTAACGTTGACACCATTAAAGGCGTCAACACCACACGACTCTCGGAAGGCTCCTCGCCAAAAGGATTTTGTCCTATTGACGAGCAATCCGAAGCTCTCCAAGTCGGTGCAAACCGACTCGGCAGCCTCAGAAGGTATAATGATGTCATCACCGAACACGAATACAGCACCGGGTTGATGAAACCCACGGCGCTGCAATGAAGCGACACATATGGCCCAGAATACTAAACTCTGAACAGGAAACGTTGTAGCGTTCCCCATGGGAGCGTAGCAATGTAGATCCGCCCGAACATTGGACAATTGTCCTACTTTCGGAATCAGAACTTTCTGTGCCCGACAACAACCGAAGTACTTATACTTATCCCCAAAAAGGATCTGTACGAGTGGCTCCGATATACGGTCAGAAGCTTCTTTCATATCAATCGTGGCATAACGCCGTGACTGTGATGATCGAAGCGCAATCTTACCGTTAACCGTCTGATCGTCGAAGTGGATATGGCCTTGCGGCCATGGACCACGACAACGTCTATGGGACGTGATAGCACGTTCCAGCTGACGACGAATACCCTGCTGCATCCATATGGCTTCAGCAGGGTGGACACAGATGAGTCTAGGCCCACGGCTGTCCTTTGGGACAGCAATAAGCTTCGCCTCTATTATGTCCGTATACTCCAGATCCGAAAACTGACTACCATGTTCTGCATTAAAATACAGACCATAATAATCACTATACGGATAGATGTACTCTATAGTAGAGTACTTCTTCTGCCACCTCTCTTTAGAGGTGGTTACTGCACCTGGCCCGTGAGAAGGAATTACTTCCTTCCCATTGACTCGGTAAAGTACCGACTGGCAGTGTCGACGAGCGCTGTCGAGACAGCTGGGGGACAACCTAGATAGGTCGCTCCCAACGTTCCTAACAGTGCGATTAGTGTCCAAGAAGTCTTGGATACTTTTTTCTGTGGTTTGTTTGTCATGTGTAACTTCGGCTTTGTAGCAGAATAGCAAAAGCTGACGAAGATAACGCAGTTGTACCGCTTCAGTCATTGAAGCGGCTGCGAGTCTCCTCATCCATACCGGAAAAATATCGAGATCGGGTTTTAATCCGTTCTCAATACAATTCAGTATGTGCTTTTCTAGCTTCGGGGCCTCTTTAAGGCACCATTGCAGCCCCTCATAAGACCCTCGTATTTCAGAGAATCCAGAGAGAACTGCTATATCTGCTAGCAGGCTAACGTATGTGTGTTCAATAACATGCATATTTGGAGTACCAACAAGCCTGGCTATGATGATTGAATCATCAGTCCAGGAGATCCCGAACTGACAACTCTAGTGTCTATCACTATTGCAATCCTTAGCAAACTAAGTAACCTTAAAGATTACTTCTCGTTGTTAAGGATGTTG